GCAACTTGAATTTTTTCAATGACTTCTTGTGTTAATCTCATTTTTTAAAGACTCCGAGTTTTGCTAAAACATAGACTGTAATTATAGTCCAGAATACAATTTCCAATCCAACATTATTCATTAATAATACCTAGGATATTCAGGATTTACTTCTACTTCAATGGCATCGAAGATTCTATTCAACGAACCCGCAAACATTCTATATCCAGAACCAACATACAATTGACCTAGAACTACAGATGTTGTTGCTACACCCCAGAAGATGTAATAAAATTTAGATTTCACTTGGTTTCTTTGCTTTTCTTTAGTAATCATTAGTCTTTGTCATGTTTATGTTCAAGTTTACCAGACAGTTCATATGCATCTTTGTTTCCATTGTGTCCGTGTGCAATGCCTAGTTCATGCATTTTAGCATGTTCGTCAATCTGATCTCTAAGTCCTTCCTTTCCTTTACCAAATGTAAGATAGAGTCCATAAATGACTAGACCTAGAACAATTAGACCAAAGAACAAAATGAATCCTTGATCAGGTGTGAGATTTAAATGTGGGACTATAGCATCAGGTTGTTTCTCCCATGTACCAGGTAAGTTATACACTGATGGTCTTGATAAAAAAATCATAAGAAATTAAAATTGATGTTAAATCTACCATAATTGGTAGTGGTTGTTGTTGATCTATGTGAATTTTGACCATCAAAGACAACTAATCTATTAGCAACAGATGCTATACGTCTTTGTTTGAGATATGGAGTATCATACTCAAATTCAGTATAACCGTCACACGTATTTAATGATAAAATTGCAGCAACATTATCCCAGTTAAGATCAGTATGATATCGATGATGTTTAAGTTCATGAGTCCATGGATAAAAATTTGATTTTATCCTAACTAATGATTTGTAATCATACACCTTTTCTTTAATCAGAGGTAACACATGATCTCTAATCTCATTAAAAAATGGATGCGTCACACAATCTTCTGAGTAGACCATGGATATACCCATCCAATTCCAATGTGGCATCTCTTTCTCTACATCATCCAATTCAGCAACAGTTGGTTGAAGTTGGTACAAGACTTGCCTATCCTTATTAGGAGTCATTGAAACTTCAGCGATATAGTCAAAGAGATCTTGAGGAAGAAAGTTATCAAATACTTGACGTTTGATCATTTGCTTCTAAAAATTGTTTTTGAAATTCTTCTACCTGAGTCTGCAATTCCTCTGGTACATGGGGAATTTCATTTACAGGAACCATCATAGCAGATTTACCATCCTCACGAGTAATTTTCCAACAGACACGTTGTGTTTCTGTTAGATCCATAATAAAGTCAAAATGTTCTTCTGCTTGTTCTTGTGTAATTCCAATAGGTCCAATCATGTTACAGCATAGCAATAAGTGATCATATCAGGATCAAGAATATTTTCGATGGTCTTAACAGTTTCAGAGAAACCTTCAGAACCTTCAGTATCCCATTTCCAATTTACCGTCTTATCGTATCCTTCATCATCAACAATCTTGATTGTGCGTTGTGATAAGTTGACAAAGACGTGTTCTAGTCCAGATTCCACGTGTGACTCCATACTATAGTATCTAGTATAGCAGTCAAGAGATACCCTGTCAAGGGTCAGTTGATAAAGATTGTCTTACCAAGGAGCATCATTCCTCCTGTTGCTTCCAAAAGCATACCAGTACCACAAAGAATTGTACATGCAAGACTTGCATCTATGAAGATGAAACCAGCAGTTACATTGACATTATATGGACCAGTAAGAACATTACAGTTATATCCTGTTGCACCACATGTTAATGAATATGGTCCTGCAGGGTTAGCAATAATATACCTAGGAATAGCATCAGCAGACATACCAGGTGTCATAATTGTTTCAACAGAACCACCAACCATTCTACGAATACCTGTAATTGCCTTAGGAATAGGAGAAGGTGGTGTATTAATCATTTCAACTAATGAAGGTGTAATGAGATCAATGGAGTTATCTCCACTAATAATAACTTCTCCTGCAGAAATAGCTGCTTGTCCACCACTAGATTCAAAAACACTACTAGTAAATTTACTAGAAATAGATCCTACATTAAATTCTGCACCTTGAACCTCGAACTTAGCACCAACAGTATTGATGTCAATATCAGATCCAAACTTAATTGTATGCTTTTGAACCTTATTATTTTTACTATTACCCTTTTTATCTACAAGTTTAGGGGCACCTTCAGCATCCATGAAGAAACCACCACCAACTTCAAGATGACAATCACCAGTAACCTTAATAAAATAATCACCATCAACGTTTAAAACATGATCACCATCAATTTGTTTACAATGGTCACCATGAGTTTCTTCTGTATAATTACCAGCATATGATGTATGGTCAGCAACTAAAGAACCAGTATCACCTTTACCACTGTTTGCTGCCTTCACGGAAGCATCTACTTGTTTTTGAAGTTCTTCTTCATCTATGTCTGGATTTTTTTCACGAATTGCTTTAGCAGCAACATACTTTGCGTATTCGTTCTGATTACAGCATATAGATGTTTCTGTTGTTCCACTTGCTTTTTTATTTACACTTGCCTGACGACCAGGAGTTCCAACAAACAATTCATAAGAACCATCTAAGAAAGTTTTAGCAGCAGTTAAATATGGATCTGCTTCATTAAAAATATTATCAAAAAGACCACCAGATCCAGCATCACCACCACAAGTACCTCTACTTTGTCCTCGTATCTTGTTAATTTCTTCAAGTTCTTCAGGAGTACAATGAGTAACACCAAATAAAGGATACCAACCTACCGTATCTTTACCACCATCAGGTTTACGATCACAATTACTACCAGCAAACTTAATGAACAGTTGAATCAATCCAGTAATGCTAGTAATACCTTTCTTAAGAAGATCCGTTCCTGATTCAAAAATTTCACTACCTGCTTTCCATGCATCAATAATTTCTTTTGCTTTACCAATACCATCTACGATTGTTGTTACTGTATCAACGACTGTTAGAACTTGATCAAGAAGTTTTTGAACTTGGCAAATAACACCATCGATTGCTGCTTGAACGCCCTGCATAACCATGGTTGCTTTATCAATCACTCCATCAAGAAAACTTTCAAGATATCCAACAATACTTCCAACAGGATCTGAAACAAAACTAAGTAACTTACTATCAATACTACAAAGAGAAGAAAGAATCGCCTTAACTGCTGCTTGAATTGCTGTAAATACAACAAATGGCACACCAGTTGCACCACCAAGAAGATTAACCAACTCTAATTGTTCAGCGAGATTAGCAAGTGCTTGACGCATTGCAGCAACTACTTGAGCGAATATCGAACTTAGAAAGTTTTGAAGTCTTACCGTAAGTTGTTTTGCACTAACCAACTTACCAGTAACAACATCTAAGAAATCACCATCCTCTGCACGAATCAAAGAACCAGCATGATCTGCAAGATCTTCTACAAGGTATGATAACTTATACTCTAACGTCTTCCAAGGACCACCAACACCATTAGCAGCAGGATTAGGTTTGTTTGAATTTCTTGGTTTGACGGGATTACCAGCATTACCATTCATCACAGTTCCTACATTGTTAGGGGAACCCTTACCAGAAATTTGACCAGAACCTGCTTGACCTTTTTGATTAGGAAGATCTACAGTGTTATCTGTTTTTGTTCTTTTATGTCCATTCTCTTTGTTAGTTGCCGTACTTGTGTTGACATAACTAACTAAGTTTGTCACTGTATTGACACCAGTTCCAACTTCCATGTTCTCACCAGTAAAAGCAAATTGCTTTACCTCCTGTGATTCTGTAGATTTCTTAACTCTCATAACACCAATTACTATTGGCATTTGAGCAGACTCTCCATCCATGAAGAAACCCATAACAATAGCACCAGGTTGCAATTGACCAGAACTTTCACCCTGACCATCATTTCCTGATTGGCATGTATGCTGTAATACTGTTGCCCATGGAAGACTATCAGTAGGAAGATCTGCTGTCGTCCCACCTCTTACATTGGTATAATATCCAAGAGCACGAACTCTAACCCTACCCAACTCCATAGGGTCTTCATTATCTTCTACTTCACCAACCCACCAGAAAAACCCATCTTTACCAACAAAGTTTACATTAGGTTCATTAATAATTCCTTCAATTGATGACATTGTATACTTTTATCCTTACGATTTATTTATTACGTTCGTGTCAAAGAGGATTTCATTGATGTAATCTTCTGCCCATTGGGGATCAAACCATTGACTCAGAACTGCTTTAGTTTTCTTGTTTTTTCTCTGTTGAGTGCAGTAATAAGATTGGTCATCAATTCTCTTCATAGTATTAATCCATTCCATATCAAACTCAGAATTCTCTACTATACCTTTATAGAGTTGAATAGACTCTTTAATTAGATTCATATACATTTCCCGTTCTTCTTCTGTTCTGATACGCATGAACTTACATCCTTGTGAGAAAACATCGTCACTCCATAAAGGTAAAACTCTATTCTCTTTAAACTTATACTTGTATGATATATCTCTGTATACATCAACATATTTTTGTGTTCCAAATACAGGTGATATATCGACAATTGCTGCAGTAACTGAATTAGGAGTTTCTACGATGTCAGCACCAAAAATAGGTATGGGATAATTAGGATTAGGATACAGTACACAATGCATTACAGAAATATTTTCTGTGTATCCAGTTTCCAAATGCATCTTTCTAAGTTTCTTAGTCTGATGCATTTCATTTATGATGAATACCTTATCATTTTCCACAATGGGATATTTGTTTTCTAAAAATTCAACACCTGAAAAACCTTTTAATTCTTCTCTTATATAATTAGCAACTGGCATTGACAGTTGCACCCATGGTTTTAAATACTTTCCTGAATCCATTAGTTCATCTCATAAATTCCAATTTCGTTTATACTCATCATATTGAATGATAGTATAACTCTTTCTTTGTCGCTAGTATTTGGATTAGCATAATGTAAAAGTTGAGAAGGAAAGAAAACAATATCTCCCTCTTTTACATCAGGAGTAAAATCCATATGATCCCCTGAAGAAAACTCTGTAAAGGGACTTATAAAAGTTGTAGCAGAATGTATGTCAGGATTGTAATCAGCATATAATACTGCTGCCCAACCATTTGATCCATGATTATGAGGGCAATGGTGATCTCCCTTTCTTGCTCTCTGTGCCCATACGTTTCTAATGTATGCAGCATGTCCAACATCTCGTTTGAATTGTATTAGAACTGGTTCTATAAATTCATCAAAGAGATCAAAATATTTTGATTTCGATTTATCAACATAATCTGTTGATACAGTATCACCACCTCTTTCATATGGAGGTAAATTCTCTAATAAAATAGGTTTATAAGAAGACCAATTAGGTACACTATAGTGTAGTAATGAGACTTTAAATGGGTGATGTAATTTCATTACAATTTAGTCAACTCTCAAGTACTTATAAATTTCATCTGCACCCCAAACAATTCTACCTTTAGAGTCTAAAAATCTATCCCTCATAAAAAGTTTAGTTTCATATACAGCAAGTTCAGCATGAATATTATCAGTATCAAACTGACCCATCCATACTGCACCATCATACTTTAATATCATATCACAATCTTTATTGCGTTGCAACCCACTATAGGTTCCACCCCAATGTTCTAAAATAACTTCTTTATTTGATACTTCAATTAATTTTTTATAAGTCTTTAAATACGGATCCTGTGATGTTCTCCTATCCCAATGAATTGAATTTATAAACTCATCATTTTGCTCCCACCTAACAAATACAGATTTATATAAACTGGGAGACGATTGTGCTTGGCGACTATTAGACCAAGTTCCAAGTAACCATGATAAAAAATTTGTCATCAATCATCATATACCAAACACTCTGGTTCGTCTGGA